ATGGGCTTGTCGACGGCCCAGAGGTGCGCCTCGGCGATGGTGTCGGCCAGTACCTGGGCGGTGCGGGTGCTGGACTGAAAGGCGAACAACGGGTCATCGCTGCAGGTACGCGAGCCCCAGAAGCGGAAGCCGTCAGCGCGCACCAGAGTGGTGATGTCGTTTTCGTTGAGGTAGCCGGCATCGGTGGCCGGGTTTTGCAGATCCCAGTAGACCGGTTTACTGATGCCGGTAACGCCGTTAACACCGACGTTGGACAGGGTTTTGTGCCAGCCGGTTTGCTGGTCGATTTTGGCGCGCAGGCCCAGGGCGAGCGCAACCGCCGGAATGGTGACCTCGGCGTTGGTGTCGGTATCCCAGCCGGTGAAGTCCGGCCAGATTAGCATCAGCTCGCGCGCGCTGAAATTCTCGCGGTAGGTCACCGCTTCTTCTTTGGTTTCGCAGCCAGAGCAACTGGCGTAGGCCATGGCGCGCAGCTGCTGGGCAACGCTGACCAGCTCGGTTGCTACCGGCAGGGTATCCAGCCCCGGTGCGCCGATAATGCGCGGGGTAACGCCCAGCAGGGTTTTGGCAGCCAGCAGCGCCTTGAGGCCGGTGAACTCGCCGCCAGCGGTGACCGTGCCGATGACGTTGCTGTTGGTTTCTGCCTCGTCTGCGCCCTCAGCCACGCGCACCACCACGGTGACGGGGCTGGCGTTGGCGGCAATGGCCTTGAGGGCAATGGCCAACGTGCCCTCGGTACCGGCGCTACCGACGGCGCTGAGCACGTCGGTCAGCAGTACGGGCTTGTTGAGCGGAAAGAGGGTGGCGTCGGCGTCGTCGGCAGTGCACACCAGGCCAAGCACTGCTGTGCTGACGGTGCGAATGGGGCGAACGCCCTCGTTAATCTCGACGACGCGCACGCCGTGATGATAAGCGGCTGGCATGGGTGGCTCCTGCAGTACGTTGACCTGTGAGCCTTGAGGGTGACGCGCGGGCGAGAGGGGAGCCAGTTAGCGGCGGTGGTGCGGGGGGCGTTACACGGCGGGCGAAGAACCCCGCCGAAACGGGGGTGCTTACTTCGACCTAAGCCTGCTCGATGCTATCAGGCTTTGATGATGTAGGGCAGCGATTCGCCGCTGCGATCTGGCAGCAGCGGATCGGCACCGGACACGCCAAAGGGGTTGCCGTTAGCGATCAGCAGGTCGCGCAGGTTGTCGGCAATGCCGGCGGCCAGTGCTGAGCCGTCGCACAGCAGCCAGCCGTCTGGCGGGGTGGCGCTGACGGCATAGACCACTTCAACGCCGGGCATGTGCTCCCACATTTCCAGAACCTTGGTCATTGCTGTTGCTCCTCGATCAGGGCTTGCACGTCCGGGTTATCCGCCAGAAAGGCGGCCAGTTTGGCGGCGGGGCTGGGTTGCTCGGTCTGCTGCGGGCGGTTGACCAGGGCCCAGGCGGCACCGGTCCAGCGCGGCCACTTGTCGTCCGGCCATTCATCCGGCGGCGGGGTTTCTACCGCGCCGGCGGGCAGCAGGTAGACGCCGGGTTCCAACGGGGATTCGTCGGCCTCAACAGGCCCCAGTAGCAGGCCGGCGCGGTTGGTTTGGTAGACGGTTTTGGTCATGTGCAGGCCTCAGAACTTGATGATGGCGAGATAGGCGCGGTTGCGGGGCCTGGTCTCTGCGCCGCCGGCGTTGCCGGTATCGGTTTCCGATACCATCACGCGCTGATCGGGAGCACCGCCGTTGTCGGTGTAGCCACCAATGGCCTGGGCGGCGCTGAATGGGTGGGCGTGGCTCTTGAACTCGTCGGCCTGCCAGCTGCCCAGCACGCGGCCGGTGTCTACCCCTCGGCCGTCATCCAGTCCCCGGATAAACTCGCCCCGATCATCCGGCAGATTGAAGGTGTTGAAACCGTCACCGGCGCCAAACCGCGTGCCCAGTACAGCAAACAACCGCGCATAGGCCACACGGCTCACAGCGGCGCCGTTGCGCTTGAGCCAGCCGCTGGGCGCTGTGGTGCCGGGCCAGTAGGCGAGCGTGCCGGGCGGGCACAGCAGATCTGATTCCGCTTTGCTGTACACGCCCAGGTGATTACGGCCTGCAGCCTTGTCTGGCACGTCGGCCAGGTTCTTGTCACGCTCCAGCGGGGGAGCGGCAGAGCCTGCTGGGTTGTTCTGCACCAACAGCACTTTGCTGCCAGCCGGCCAGGACTTGCCCAGGATCAGGGAGGTGTCTTCATCAGCAGGGTTAACGGCCCACTCGGCCAGGCCTGCACCCATGTTGATGCGCACGCCCTCGATGTACACGGCCAGCCCGCGTGTGGTGCATACGGCCAGGTCAATCTGGGTTTGGCCTGCGGCCAGTGTTTGGATCTCTTCGAGCGTATCCACGGTGATGTTGAACTCGCCCGGATCGCTCCAGATTATGTCGCCGTCGGCGTTGCTGGCCTTCTTCGCAACCTGGCCGGTGGTGCCGCCAGGCAGCAGGGCGGCCATGGTGATGTTGTTGATGATCCAGCTTTGCGATGCTACGGCGACGTTGGGGTCAATCTGCAGCGTGACTACCGTGGCGTTGGTGACCAGAAACTCGAACCGCACGATGGTATCGGCAAAGGCGCCCTCAGCGGCGACGGGCTTGTAGGTCTCCGGCAGGTTGCCAACCACGAACAGCCCGCCCTGGTCATCAAACAGCCCGATCTCGCGCAGGGTAAAGCCGCCCTCAGTAGCGGGAATTACCAGCTCTGCCGTGTACTTGTTGTCACGCTCCGGATCCCGGTACACCCGGTTGACCGCCGCGCGGAAGCGCTCGCGCACCAGGGTGGTCTGGTCCTGGGTAATCTCTACCGGGTTGCCGTTGCCATCACCCACCGCAATTTCAGTGATGTTGATCGGCTCGCCAGCGGCCTCAGCAGCGGCCATGCGCTGCAGGCCGTAGTCGGTGTGGATTGATTGGAAGTCTGGCATGGTCGTGGCTCCGCAGTTGCGCCTAAATTGAAACGCCTTTTAGCGCCATGACTTTTTTGCACGCGATGTAAACTAGTTCGAGTTCACCGTCTGAAAGCGCACCCGTGTAAAAGCCGCCAATTGACATTTCGGGGTCACCGACCAGTTCTCCATCTACCGCCAGAATTCTGATGGGGAGCGCGTTAATAAACGCTTTATTGCTAGCTAACTCCGCATAGCCAGCCGAACCAACCCAGCCCGCACCTGGCCGAACGATGCCGGCCTTAATTGATGTAGGGGTCCAGCGGCCATGTGCAAAGGCATAACTCCCTTTTATCGATGGGTCGAAAGGAAAGTTAGCTTGCACTGCGCCAGCACCATCAACTTTGAACCCTGCTATGTTATTGCCGCCAGGAGATAGATGCAGGGCCGCATATGGATTCGTAGTGCCAGAGTTGAAAAGCGGTGCAATAGTGTCTCCTGTTGGCACCTTTACAACCCCAACCCAGGTCATTTCGCCTGTACCTGATGCAAGCTCCGCCGCGCTGAAAGGCGTCTTCGCATAATCTACAGCAACGGCACCCACACCCAATAAGCTAATAGGAGCTTGGTTCAGTAACAGATCGCCTCTTTGGCCACTGTAATCATGCGCTACACGTTCTTCGCCATTCCAACCCGCGCCGGGGAGATAGATTGCAAAAAGGGCTCCGCCAAGCCTGGGTAATGGGCTGATGATGTTTTCGAGACCGCTTCCGCTGTAATCGGCGCCTTGAATTATTTGAATCATGATGTGCTCTCTCAGGTAAGTACGTTCAATGAAGGCAAACGCCAACGCACCACAGCTAAGGCTGGGCTGCCCGTGTCGCCTACAAGTTGCATCTGCAGCACTGCTGAAGAAACCACACCATCCGGAACAATTCGCGGCGGTGTGACGGCGACGCCGGAAAGGTTCTCATCCGGCAAGTGCTTGTTGATGTCGGATGCGAGGAACGCTTGTGCTCCTGCGGCGCAGTGCGGCGTAGATCCATCAGACATTGTTAAGATGGGCCGAAGCATGTTCGCGATCAGCCCGGAATGGCCGGCATCAACTTCGCTTTCGCAGACACCGATAAACTCAACGCCCGTAACTATTGGGATCACAGTCGTTGCAGGTGCGCTCAGCGTCAGCCACTGCGGCGCAGCCGATATACCTGTCACGCTCGCCTGCAGCCAAGGGGCACCGCTGTCATCGATAACGCTTGTAAATGCGACGTTGAGCCCCGCTGCAATATTGGCGTCCCAGCCGTCGGGGACTGTGCCCGTGTGCGACCCTGCGCCGCTGAAAGTTCCTCCGGCGCCCCACAGCATCGTTTTATTTCCCAACAGTGAACCGCCAGGATTCTCTACGCTGTAAACGTCTGCGGCATGGGACGTGACACGCGAGAGCGGGGGCAAGCGCTGCTCAATAATAGGAATCAATGCTTTCGCCATGATGTAAGCGCCGACAGCGCTCTCGTGCTTGGCATCTTTCAAGACCCCCGGTTTTCCGTTGATCGCCCCGGCAGTTGTATCGACTAACTTGGGAAAGGGATCAGCAACCGAAACGCGCGGGTGAATGAAAGGCTGAGCAAGCTGCCAACGCCGGACGGCGAGGTGATTGAGTGTTGCCGACGGTTGCAATCCATAGTTAGGCTCGCCCGGGTTTGCTGCTTGCCAATATGACAGAGTTTGGTAAAACCCCACACATAACAGCGAAGCAG